TTTTGAATTTAATCATATCCTTATTTTCAAAAACATTGTGAACTCTGATGAGGTTTCTTAATGATGAAAGCGGATATGATTTGTCGGTTGTTGTTATTTTCACATTTTCAATAACAGGCACATAGTTTGAACAAAGTTCTCTAACCGAATATTTAACTAGGTTATATAAACTTTTAATTTTGTTGTTTTCTTCCAAAACTTGATCTTCAGTTTCTTCTGTGATTGTCTCCAAGATTTCAACCTCATCAGTTAACCCTAAAAGCGATGCAGTGTCTAATAAAATATCAACTATTTTCATTTAATTCTCCACATTTTCAAGCGAATCAATAATCGTTGAAAAAGCGCTAGATTTATTAGCGCTTTCTCTCAAATTATTGTCGTTTTCAATTTTTTCTAATATTTCATCAATATTCGCACTTTGTGTCTTTCTAACATGCTTTAAAGCACGCTCATCAAGACAAGTGTTTGGCAGCGTCAAACAATAAGACGAGCCGATCTGAGAAGAATTGTGAACTTCAAATTTCCCTCGTGATGTTTCAAACACTATATAATAATTTTTATCAATATTTTTAATTCGTTTTGCGATGTCATAAACATCATGAGTAATTTTAATTTTCATAATTCTCCTCAAATTTTTAAGATACAAATGGATTTGTTACTGTTGATTTAATTCCAGTGATTTTAGCTTGTCCGTTAGGTTGATCACAAATCATATCGGCATATTTAACCAAAGTTGCTGTGTATGCTGGGTAACCTGGTTTTTGACGAAGAATGTTTCCACCTTCAGCTTCAATCCAAGACCAGTCACAAAGTTGATGTAAGGTGAATTTTGAAGTGTCAAGCATATATAATGTGTCATCAGCAACAAATCTATCGGTAACCATTGGAATGCCATTAAAGCAAACTGCTTTAAATCCTCCTTCAAGTTCCATAACATCAACATTGCGACGATAGCATGCCAAATATTGAAGATAAGCTCTTCTAACACCAGCACCGCATGTGATGAAATTGATATGCGAACCACTATTTTCTTCTAGGAAATCAAGGGCGGTTTGCAAAACATCGTCACTTATTTCTTTTTCAGTTGTTGAAACATATGGGTTAAGCCATTTATTGTCAGTTCTTGACAAACCATAAATATTGGCGCTTGTGTTGAAAATAGCACCAAGACCTGTGATTTCGTTATCTTTGCTACCTTGAACATAGAAAATATCGCCTTCATTTAACGCGCTTGCAACAGAGTTGAAAACAACCATTTTGTTAACTCTATCAACATATTTAATTCTAAGTCCAACATTTGAAGTTTTAACACCTGTTGACGAATAAACATCAACAACCATTCCTTCAATTAAATTTTTAACATTATTAACTGTTGCAGCACCATCAGCAAAAGCTGTTACTGTTGCAACAGCGCCAGTTCCGTCACCGTATAACATACGAGCGAGATTGAATTTAGAAGAATTCAAAAGTCCTTCCATTTCTGCAGACAATAAGTCCACAAAAGCACCATTATTGTTAGCGCTAACTCTGATTGCTTTATCGCTAATTTCCATTGTGCCATAAAGATTTTTTAATGTTGTTTTAAGTTGCGCATAGTTGTTTCCGTTTGCGGTTGGAAGTTCTCCTGTTTCGCTTCCAGCACCTATACCACCGTTGATACCAATTGGTGCAACTTTAATAATCTGTCTTCCATAAACATCTGCAGTTGTTTGTTTGATTTTGTTAAACAAAGGGTTTGTTTGAGTGTTTAAAATATTACTTGCTGCAGATAAATAAGCATCTTTCAATGCGTTTTGAGCACTAGTCAAATCTATCATAATTTCTCCTTTTTGAGTTTGTTTGAAACTTGTTTAAAAAATAAACGAAAAAAGAGTTTTTTATCTTATTTTAATAAGATAAATTCTCCTAATTATTTTTGTTTGATTATTGATTTTGCCAAATTGCCCGCTTCAACAATTGTCTTTGGGTTTTTTGGCGGTGTGAGAGTTATTGAAGATGCACCACCATCCATCTTGATTGGTGAATTTTGAGTTATTTTGGATAAGTAATCTTTTACGATTT